AGACGTCGAAACCCGCGACCCAGACATCAAGTCCAACGGTCCTGGCTGGCCAACCGGCAACGGTGAGGTGGTGGGCTACGCCATTGCGGTCCCCGGCTGGAAAGGCTACTTCCCTGTGGGTCACCTTGGTGGTGGCAACATGGACAAGCGCCAGATCAACAAATACTTACAGAAAATATTTAACACACCCGCAGACAAAATCATGCACAACGCCCAGTACGATTTGGGCTGGATCAAGTCGATGGGCTTTGAGGTCAAAGGTCGTATCATCGACACCATGCTGACTGCCTCACTCCTGGACGAGAACCGGTTTAGCTACAGCCTCAATGCACTGTGCTATGACTACCTCAACAAAACCAAGTCAGAGAAGGTGCTGACTCAGGCTGCTGTGGAGTTTGGTCTCGATCCAAAGGGTGAGATGTGGAAGCTGCCTAGCCAGTTCGTGGGCCCATACGCAGAGGTCGATGCGGAGATCACCCTGGAGCTGTGGAACCACTTCAAGACCATGCTCAATAAAGAAGAGCTGTGGCAAATCTGGGAGCTAGAAACCGCGCTGCTGCCGTGCCTTGTAGACATGACTATGAAAGGCATTCGGTTTGACGTTGACCGCGCTGAACGGACCAAACAGGAGCTGCTAAAGCGTGAGAAAGCCATGCGTAAACGCATTAAAGAGATCGCCGGGTCCGACGTAGAAATATGGGCCGCGGCCTCTATATCTAAAGCCTTCGACAAGGTAGGGCTCTCCTACCCGCGCACAGAGAAGGGCTCACCCAGTTTCACCAAAGCGTTCCTGAACGACCACGACCACGAGCTGGCACAGTGCATTGTCAAAGCCCGTAACCTGAACAAGACCCAGGGCGGCTTTATCGATGGGCTGCTCAAGCATGTGAAAAAGGATGGGCGCGTACACAGTCACATCAACCAAGTGCGCTCAGACGACGGTGGCACCGTCTCAGGCCGTATTTCAATGAACAACCCCAATATGCAACAAATCCCGGCCCGCGACCCAGAGCTTGGTCCAATGATCCGGCAGTTGTTTCTCCCAGAAGAAGGGGAGCAGTGGGCGGCTATAGATTTCTCGCAGCAGGAACCACGCATACTGACCCATTACGCCAAGGTGTTTGGGGAATACCGCAAGATGCCTATGGAAGGCGTCGAGGAGTTTGTCAAAGGCTATACGGAAGACCCAGACATGGACTTCCACACGATGGTGGCAGAGATGGCTGACATCCCACGCAAACAGGCAAAGGTGATCAACCTCGCCATGATGTATGGCATGGGTGCAGGCAAACTGGCTGACCAACTAGGGATCGACCTGGACGAGGCAAAGGCGCTCACTAAGGTCTACCACGCCAGGGTTCCGTTTGTTAAGAACCTGACCCAAGGGGTGCAGAAGCACGTCGAAAGCGCCAAGTCCAGTGGCACCATACGCAGTTTGCAAGGCCGTAAATGTCGCTTTGAGTTATGGGAGCCCGACACGTTTGAGATGAGCAAGGCTATGCCCTACGAAGAGGCAGTCAACCACTACGGCCCAACAACCCGGCTCAAAAGGGCCTATACCTGGAAGGCGGTCAACCGGTTGATCCAGGCATCTGCCGCGGACATGACCAAAAAAGCTATGGTGGACATTTACGAGTCAGGGACCACGCCCCTGCTACAGGTGCATGACGAGCTGGCTTTTAGCGTGGAGTCTAGCGAGCAAGCCAAGCAGTTGGCTGAGATGATGGAGAACGCCCTACCGCTCGCGGTTCCAAGCAAGTGCGATATAGAAATTGGACCGAATTGGGGTGAATTTTCTGAAGTTAAGCGGTAAAATATACAACATTCTTATACAGGAGAGTGAAAGTGGACACAAACAAATGGAAATCCGTGCTGTTGCCACGTGAGGTCTATGATCAGCTATTTGTGGTATCGAAGGTGGAGGGCCGCACATTGTCCGGGCAGCTCCGAATAATCTTCGAGTCCTGGATTGCAGAAAACTTGAGCCAGGCAGACCGTGAGTACCTAAGTGGCCAGGTCGAGCAGAAGCGGATCGACGAAGGTCGCCCACGGCCCGAATTCAGAGCATGAGGTTTACTGTTGAGTTTGATTCCCTGGAAGAAATCCAGGAGCTAGAGTCAAAGCTCGCCAAACTAGATGATTTGATAGACGCTGTGGAAGACCTTCGACAGCTTAATGAAGAACTTCGGAGAATGGTGGTAGATCAACTGCAAAGTAAGCTTGCAGAAGAGGATTATCCACAAGAATAGTTTCAAAGCACTGAGGGCAGATAAGCAACGCTATATCTGCCTTTTTGCCTTCAGTGTGGTATTCCACCTCAACACTGAATTCGTCGGTGCAGCGGCTGCACTCAAATGTTTTAACTTCGGACACGACGGTCTCGGTATACCCAATCCCTAACCGTATCAACGGGTACTTGGTACGCATTGGCTATCCATTTAATGCTTCGCTTCTCTTCATTGCGAGCATGGCGCACAGCCTGAACGGTGTCAAAGTCGTATTTCTTCTCAGCCATTGTCAGTCTCCAAATCGGCTAGTATCGGTCTTCGGCCATTTCTCGCTCTCGCCAATACCCTGCATTGTCGAGTTGTTGGTAAGCTTGCGAGCCATAGGCCGGATCAATTTCGTAAAAGTTAGCTTCAAAGTCGGATTGGGATACACCCTTCAGCTTGTATGTTTCACAAACGTCCTGGCATTCCTGGTCGTCAGACCAACACTTTGAGGAGGCCCATTGTCTACCGTCAGGTGACATGGCCACCACAAAATATCGTATGTCTGTCTGCGGCTCTCCGCACTCGACATCAAAGCCCGCTTGATACAGTTCGTCTCTTGTTCCAAATATTAAGTTTTTCATTTATTCGATTATACAAGAGTTTTTTGTGTAAAACAATTTGACTATGCATTTTTATGTGCATATTATGTGTACCTCTACATAGGAGGGCACATGTCATACAAGCACAACCTAACGCTCACCACAGAGCAACTGAATCTAATCCTGCGATTCGCACAGAGCGCAGCCAGAGACCTGGACTACGACCTTGAAAATCAAAACCTCTCTGAACCCACGGCATACGCCACGTCCAGAGCGCGAGACGTTATTCAAGCCTTATTAAATGAATGTAAACAAACCCTGGAGGACCCTAGCAATGCAGAATATACCTGATAACCCTTTGCGCGTAGGCGACGAGGACTACGGGACGTCTACCCCACGTTACGAAATCGACGAGGACCGAGCCTACGAGGATCACTGCCTCGAACTTATGGCGCAAGATCGACGCAAGATTGCCGAAATATTAAAGGAACACATATTTTCCACAGAAGATCTTCTCAACAAGCTGACCGATTACGCTTGGGAAGTCAGGAGGCATCCAGACCGATGAGCCGAGACATAAAATTCGAAAAATTCATGAAAGACGGGAAGGCTATTAAACATGCAGTTATGGAGATTCTTAAAAAAGATTTTGCAGAGGTTGAGTCCGGCACCGTCCTGGCAGCGTTATTGCATGTGACCGGAGCACTAGCCGAGGAAGTCGAGCTGCCGCAAGTCATCTGGCAGCAAATGACCTCGTCAATGGGCAGCGACCTCCCAGACATCACCGAAGAAGATAAGAGGAGGTTGCACTGATGCATATATTAGACGAAGAGTTAGAGCTGATCGCTGACTTGGCCTATAGCGCATCAATGGACTGTGACTGCGCGATAGAAAATTTAGAAGACCGTGAAACAGCGCGATGGGTCTTACAGGGTCACAGCGAAAAATGTTTGGCGCTTGTGGAAAAAATGAACACTGAACGAACCAAAAGACTGCAGGCTAAGAAAAATGTCAAAACAAGAAAAGGTGTTTGATATAGTGGATTCTGTCGAAGACTCCATCATGTCCGTTTTTTATCAACAACATTGCGATATTCCTTTAAATTACCTGATGGTTGCTTGCGAACGGCTCGCGGCCCGCATGGCTTCTGACATAGGCGTCAATCCTTCCGATTACGTCAAATGTTCTGAGCAAATGATCAAACAAGTTCAACGAGAAAAGAAAGAAAATTCGGATGAAGCTTTTTCTGAGCATTAAAAAGAAGTGCAATCCCGTTGAGTGTTTACATTGTGGCGTAAGTTTTGTTCCTAAAAAACCTGATCACAAAGTATGCACCCATGATTGCCGTCAAGCGTGGCGAAAAAAGAAAAGGTACGAAGACCGAGTAACAAAAGCTTGCGATCACTGCGGAAAACCTTTTTTGGCAAAGAACGTAAACCACCGTTTTTGTTGCGCGGCATGCTCTAGCGTAAAAAATGTGACTCCGGACGTGCTAAAAAAGTCAGTCTGCGCCGACATGGACGAATACAAACAGATGCAAGTAAATAACAAAGGTTTCGACCTTTGGTTTAACGAAAACACCGGAAAAGACAAATGAAATGCCCCCCACTGACCACGGCCCGCGGGACTTATCCAGGTATGAGCAAGGGGCGATATGTGTCCTACAAGCGCGGCTGGGAAGCAGCAGATAAACGTTTGACACCCGTTAAACGCAGGCGTAAGGTGTCTTAGAACCGTGAGATCGGTTTTTATATTGTGTTTTACTTCCCGTGTGTTTTAAAACCCCAGACTTGTTCCGGGGTTTTTTTTGCCTATAATATTGTCTAATGTCATTCAGCGAAGACAATCTGGACACCGCCTGCATTTACGCCGAGAACGCCTACGGCGACAACATCGTCGGTGCCACCAAAATCGAGTGTAAGAGAACGTCTACGACGGCTTTCGTCCACCGGACCCCGCACCTCGACATTGTGGTTTTTCGTGGCACACAGCAGCTCAGAGACTGGATGTACAACGTTCTCAGCTTCCCCCGACCGTACAAAGGCAGACTCTGCCACGCAGGTTTCGTCAGGGCCCATCGCTCAGTTTGGCCGGATATCAGAAAACTCCTGGACCCAGCTAAAAAACTGTTGATTTGTGGGCACAGTTTGGGCGGGGCCCTGGCGGAACTCTCCGCCTGGTCCTGCAAAGAATTCCAAGACGTCCACCTCATCACTATGGGCAAGCCTAATGTGTTTTTCCGACCCGCCTACCACGGCAAGATGCCCTGGGCGAAGACGCAACTCTCCGTGGTTTGCGGCTCTGACGCCGTCCCCCGCGTCCCACGGTTCTTCTTCGGCCCCGATGGAGGCCAGACGCAGCTTTATTTCGACAACACAGAGAAGAAGGCCCACTTCAATCCCACCAAGGATTTCAAACGAGCCGACTGGCATGCGTCAGACTCGGTGTCCGATCACTTCATGGATTCCTACCGTGAGTGCATCGAGGCTTTTGACAAGAAACGACTGAACTTCCCCCTCGACCACCTGAAATTTTAACCCAAACCCTGGAAAATGAATGAAATACTAGACTGGTGCGACGAACACTGGGCCAAGGTCAAATGCTCTATCGGAATGCACGACTGGTTGGTGTTCGTGAACCACGGCTCACGGGCCAGGATATGCAAGCAGTGCAGCGCCAAGGAAAAGGAGATCGTGATCCACACCTGGATCGAGGACACATGGTAACGTTACAAAAAACACTTCCCCTTTATATATAGGCTCAGAAAATAAAAATATTTTTTTTCATTTAAAATGCCGTAACCGGTGTAACCGTGTAACTTGGCTCTGGAGAGCCCGTATTTTCTGCGTTTAGCGGTTACACCGAGGTTACAAAGGTTACAGGAGAGGAGTTTAGATCAAAAACTTGTTAAGGGGGTCTAAAGTTTTTTTTATTTTTTTTTATTTTCTGGCTCTATATACTACTGCGGCATGAAGAGCGCAGCCTTAGCTAAAGCAAAGTACCGTGATCCTGATAAGAAACCTGGCAAGCCAGGACGACCCAAGATCACTCCAGATTCCCCACTTACCCGCAAGCAAGAGCTTTTTGTCAAAGAACTGGTCTCGAAAGATGGCCAGATAACTCTGAGAGAAGCAGCCGTGAACGCGGGCTATCCTGAATCATCTGCTCACACCAGAGCCTACGAGATGACCAACCCGGCTATCTGTCCGCATGTGGTCAAAGCAATCAATCAATACCGTGCTGAGCTAGACCGCAAATACGGCATAGACTTCAGCCGACACCTGCGTGACTTACAGAAAATTAGGGATGCGGCTTTTTCCGACAAAAATTACTCCGCTGCCGTGATGGCGGAATACCGTCGCGGTCAGGCTCATGGCAATATTTACATCAACAAGTCTGAAATCAGACATGGCACGATAGATAGCATGTCGAAAGAAGAGGTTATAAAGGCCATTGCAGAACTTAGAGGTACCGTGGGAAGAACCATCGAAGGGGAAGCGGCGGAAGACGCCGATTACGAGGAAATCGACAGAGAGCCAGTTTTGGTCAAGCATGAAGCGCCAGATAGCGAAGCAGATGCCAAAATGGAAAGTAACACGGCTTGAGAGTTGGGCGTCGCAAGGGGTTCCAGACGTCATGGTCTTGGACTCCAAAGCTCGATTTCAGTTAATCGAACTGAAGAACACCACCTCCAACAAAGTAACAATTAGTCCACATCAGGTAAGTTTTCTTACCACACATGCGGATGCTCCTGTCTGGCTAGTCGTTCGTCGAATGCGGGCGGAAGGCACAGACTATCTCCTGTTCTCTGGCGATCAGGCCGAGGACGTCAAGAAACATGGGCTCGAAGTGGTTGAGCCTGTGGTCCAATCCGGCACAATCAATGCAGTGATAGAGCATATTGACGCCAGTTAAAAAGCCCCATATAATAATGTCTCATATTTAGGAGGCATAATGTTTGTATTTTATTTACTCGAAAAATGGATCAGGGGTCCAGGAACGAAAGAAACCATTAGACGATTGAAGGAAAAGGAAAAAAGGAGACGCAGGAATGAAATTGACAATCACAGACGAAAGTAGCTTCGGAGAGATCACCGAATTGGCTGAGTCATTAGGGTGGAAAGACACCTTCGGCAGCGGCGAGGATTGGACGCCGGAAGAATCAGATGCTTGTTTTTCATCTGCCATTGATCACTTGGTGAAATGGTTTGGTGAGGATAACGTCGTTTTTGAGGCTTGACGTACACATAAAAGGCGTATATATTAGTCCTTTATCCACCATAAAACGGGAATCAAAATGAAACTATTAGACACCAGTGGCGCGAATACAAAGCTACGCAAAAACAATCGAGACAAAGCTATACGGGTAGCGGGTTTATCCTTAAAACCAAATGATTCGCTTTGTCCTATGCGTAAACCCGCGGAATGTGAATTGCCTTGCCTTGAGGCTGCGGGCCGCGGCGGTATGTCCAACGTTAGTGAGGGGCGGCAGCGTAAAACCGATTTTTATATGCAAGATCGGTCGGGCTTTCTGGAATTGCTCTATAACGAATTGCACAACTTCCAAAAGCTTTGCGAGCGTAATAACGTCGAGCCCTACGTGCGTTTGAATGTGCTTTCTGACGTCCAATGGGAATTAGAAACCAATGGCGCAATACCGCAGAACTTCCCGAAATTGAATTTGTTCGACTACACCAAAATAGCCAAAAGGCTAAACCGCGTCCCTAATAACTATCAGCTAATGTTTAGCTATTCCAAAGCCGAACAATATCAGAGCCAGGTTGAAATAGCGGTAAAGACAGATAGACCAATTTCAGCGGTATTCCATGGCGGCATGCCAAAAACGTTTTTGAGTCGGCTAGTGGTAAATGGTGATAACAGCGATATAGTAAATCTGCAGCAACGCGGAAAAATTGTCGGCCTAAAATACAAGCCACCACGCGGTAGGCAGATTGATCCACTGCACTCAAGTTTCGTTATTGACGCTAACAGAATCCCGGCCTTTTCTTTGGGTTGACGTACACATAAATAACGCATATAGTGCAATCTCAATCAATCAAAGCGGGAGAATAAAACAATGGATATATATTGCAGACACTGCGGGGAACCATGGGAAATTGAGACCTTGCACGATTTCGACGATACCTTTCAACAGCGCGCCAAGCTATTTGCAGAACTGGGGTGCAATGCACTATATGACGATGGCGACCGGACGGACCCTTGCAACCGACCAGTGGTCGATCCTAAACGTGCGGCGATTAGCGCACAGCTACAGGATTTTTCGGATTTTCCAGATGAGTGGTCGCCAGATGATTATTTGATGATGGCGGGGGAATTCTAAATGACGGATCAAGACATTATCGATTTATTCGACAGCACCAACATTACACTGGCCGAACTTTCTAGAAGGTCCGGTAAATCGGTTTCTTACCTCAAATCTATTTTAATGGGGACAGACAAATGACAACATTTGAAGCGATAGAGATAGCGGAAGGATTAGATGATACCGCGCAGCCGGATGACATAATCGAAGCTTGGCAATACTTGCACGATACCGGCCTTGCCTACCAATTACAGGGCTTTTTCGGTCGCAATTGCGCGGCATTGTTAGAAGCCGGAATAATTCACGATTAGCAGTTAAACAAGCGCCCCGCGGGCCGCCCCTGTCAAGCGAAACTTTTTGACCCGCGGGCCGCGGGTTTCGGGGGTTGACACATATGCAATGGATATGTGTATAATGGACCCTCAACTAAAACGGGAGTTAAAACAATGACAGATAAAAATTGCGTGATATGTGATCAATCGCTCGCGGCCAACGCGAGCGCGAAAAACCGCGCTATTGAGTGGTTCGATGGCAATAATCCCTGGCCTTTGGGCGGCGGGGAATTTGGAGATACAGGTCGCGCTTGCGACCTGTGCAATGATGAATTGGTACTGCCAGCGCGGTTGCGCGGCATGGGGGTAACGGCATGAAACTGTTTACGAAAGAAATTGAAAAGGCGCTCGCGGCTAACTATGCGAGCGCGGACGAATCCACGCACCGACCGGTCGTTAAATTATTTGGGGGCGGTGCGTGTACCTGGCTAATTTCGGAGAGGGTTGACGATGATACTCTGTTTGGTCTTTGCGATCTGGGTATGGGCTGCCCTGAGCTGGGCTATGTTTCCCAGTCGGAACTTGAGGGGTTGCGGTTTCCGCCGCTGGGTTTACCCATTGAGCGCGATCTGTATTTCACTGCTGATAAGACTTTGTCGGAGTATTTTGACGAAGCCAGAGAATCGGGCCGCATTGTGGCCTGATCGCTACCACTCCACGGGTAGCGAGCCGTGAGCCGTGGGGCGGGACTTGTCCCCGTTTGTCCTGGACTCGCGGACCGGCGGGCCCGCCCTCGAAAGGGGGCGGGTTTTTTTGTCCCCCAAGTGAAACGACCCCGCAGGGGGTGGGGGAGGCCTGTTACAATTTGTTACAATTGAGTAATTGACATACACATAAGGATCGCATATAATGGGCGTTCACTTACTAACCGTGGAGATTTTATTATGTATGCAAGTGTAGATATTGAGATTAACGACAGCGATATATTCGATGCTATTAGTGACGACCTACCAGACATAGAAGACTTAGAGGATCGATTGAGTAAACTGGAAGAGATCGCGAAGGACTCTGACGTTAGCGTGATTCACCTCGACCGTAACGTTCAAAAATTAGCGGTAGCCTTAAAGCACATAAAACTAAACTACAACTACAGCCACCGCCAGCTTCAACGAGAGATCCGGCGCAATCGCTATGCCAGGTATCAATAATGATTATTACCGGAGATCAAATCCCTCTGGCTAGACTGATTACCCTGAAGCATGGATTAAAGCTTGAAATGAAGGGGATGCGAGTGAGCCGTGGTCGAACGTGCTACTCCGTTATCAAGGAGGAGCTGGGGTTGCGGGGCAATCGCCAAAGAGTACTGGATCAGCTCGAAGACATATTGGAGATAGTTGGCGCGGCTGCGCGGCGTGGGAGGGGTGATGCATAAATTTTTACTGGGACTAGGATTCGTGGCCGCTGCTCTGGGAGCGGCCACGTTCTGGTATTTCCTGACTGTGCTGATCTTCCTGTTGGATTGACATGCACATATCCATTGCATACAATGACACCTCATTCATTGAAACGTGGAGATTGAACGATGAGTCAGAGAGATGAAGCTATAGCCCAGTCGGCCAACAGCAATAACCAGATTGACTGGTTATTCGCGGGGGTCGGTCACCGACCCCAGGGCGAACGATCCCCTTGGATCGTTGGATATAAAACGCCCGAAGAACTGCGGGCCTTTGTGTCCGCCACCCTGTCTGGTGGAGACCAGAGCCCAGAGTTTTTGCTGTGGATGATAGGCGCAAGCTTTCGTAATTTTATTCAAGAAGAACTTGACCGTAGGGCCGAAGTATAAGATACTTATGTGCATGGGGCGTCGTCGCCCCATGTAAACTTAAACAATCGTGGAGATTAAAATGAAAAACATTACTACTTCAGAATTAACCGCAAAAGAAGCCAAGTCTATAGCGCATGCATTAGATATCGCGCGTAAGATAACTCAAATGGAGACTGAAGATAGGCCAGAAGGCTTTAAGTATGCATCTGGTGACGCGCAAACAATTAAAGATCTTAGCTATAAATTTTACGCAAACCTGATTACTGGTGCGACAATCACCCAGGTAGAAAACACCGACGATTAACCTGTTCCACGACTGGCGGTTTTCGGGCCGCCTACCCCAAACCAAAGCCCAGTTCACCTGGGCTTTTTTGTGCCTGCTGCTCTGACTGTGCGACCTGACCCCTACGCAGCCGAATAGCGCCGCGTGTCCCACATTACCCCGGTAATGTGGGACGTGGCACGTTGCGCGCCCTCCCCCAGGGTACCGGTCCGTGATCCACGGAGGGGGAGGGCGCGTGTGTCTAGGAGTCCC